AAGATAGAGAGAGGGCGCGCTCTATTGGTGGCGGTGGGGGGCATTTGTAGACTCTACTTAGGCGAGAGGTGGTGAGTGTGGCATTAACGCCAAAGCAGGAAAGATTTGTGCAGGAGTACCTTGTGGATTTGAATGCCGCACAGGCTGCTCTTCGGGCAGGGTATAAAAACCCTGAAATTGGGCGGCAGCTAATTACGAAAAATAACGTTTCTTCCGCAATTCAGGAAGCAAAGAGAGCCAGAAGTGAACGGACAGAGATTACACAGGACTATGTGCTTGCCAAGCTGAAGGAAATCACAGATAAACCGGCCTCGGATGCGAATGACAGCGATCTGAAGTATTCCAGCAAGATAAAAGCGCTTGAATTACTGGGAAAGCATGTGGGAGCGTTCGATGGAAAGGCGAACGGCGATGGAGATACGGAGGTTAAGGTGGTCATAGATGTCTGAGATTCGTTTATCGTCCGTCCTTGGACCTGCATTCCACCTACTGGCTCGTGACGTATTCCAACACGGACACACACACTATGATTTGTCTGGTGGCCGAGGCTCGCTTAAATCTTCCTGCGTTTCCCTGCTGGTGCCGCTTATCTTGCTGACCAATTCAAACACCCACGCCTTGGTACTTCGCAAAGTGGCGAACACCATCCGGGACAGCGTGTATGCACAATATCTATGGGCAATCGGAGAATTGGGTATGGCGGCGTACTGGGACGCTAAGGTTCAACCTATGGAGCTGATTTATAAGCCGACTGGGCAGAAAATCATGTTCCGGGGCGCTGATGACCCCATGAAAATAAAGTCCATTAAGGTTCCGTTCGGATATATCGCTGTAACACACTTTGAAGAAAAAGATCAGTTTTCCGGTCGGGCGGAGATTAGAACCATTTTACAATCTACCATGCGCGGCGGGTCGAAGTTCTGGAACTTTGAGAGCTACAATCCACCCATCAGCCGGGACAACTGGGCCAACAAAGACAGCTTGGAAGAAAGAGCGGACAGGCTGTGCCATAAGAGCACATACTTGGAGGCCCCGCCGGAGTGGTTGGGGGCACAGTTCCTGGCAGAAGCTGAACACTTGAAGACCACGGACGAGAGGGCCTATCGCCATGAATACTTGGGCGAAGCGGTCGGCACCGGCGGAAACGTATTTGAGAATCTGGAGTTGAGGGAAATCACGGAAGAAGAGTTCGTTTCCTTTGACCGTATCTATCAAGGTGTTGACTGGGGCTGGTTCCCTGACCCATTTGCCTTTATCCGCCTCCACTATGACCGGGCTAGAGAGACAATATACCTAATTGACGAGATATACCAAAATAAGCTGACCAACGAGGCGAGCGCGAAGTTGATTCTTTCCAAAGGTTACAAGGATGCTTACATTACCTGCGACAGCGCCGAGCCGAAGTCAGCGGCGGACTACCGGGCAATGGGGCTTCCGGCCAAGGAAGCAATCAAAGGCCCTGGAAGCGTGGAATATGGCATGAAGTGGCTCCAGCGGAGGAAGATTGTTATTGACCGCCGGAGGACACCAAACGCATATAACGAGTTTGTGAATTATGAGTATGAGCGAAATAAGGATGGGGAGATCATCAGCGGGTATCCTGACGAGAATAACCACCTTATTGACGCCACAAGATATGCTCTCGAGCGTGTATTTAGGAGAATGGGGATGACTGCATGAACCTTGAACAAGCGATGAACTATCTTGTTTTTTATAATGGATATGAAGAAATCGTTCATTCATTGCTAGAGCATATATCTATGTTTTCTGAAGGAGGGACGATTCTACCCCCTAAAAGTCTTAAATATGGGGATGAAAGCGAAACTGTTGAAGCTATCCTATGGTTTACCCTTGTCTGTATGTTCGGGGATTATGGGACATCTCCGCGGTTTGGATGGATTGACAAAAAGAAAGAAGCAATTGCGTTTCTAAACAGCCTGCTTTCGGATGAGGTGCCCGAATGAACATTACCGAAAAACTAAAACAGCTCGGTTACTCCACCGTTCCAGAGGAGTTTTACCGCAAAGTGCAGGAGTGGAAATCTTGGTATGTGGGCGACGTGAAGGGCTTCCACAGGTACAAGGTCAGAAACGGCACGAGCATGGTCAAATGCAAGCGCTTCACGCTTAACATGGGCAAGAAGATCCCGGAAGATTGGGCAAACCTTCTGATGAACGAGAAGGTGGAGATTACCATTGAGGGCCAGAGGGAACAGGAATTTGTTGACCATGTGCTCAAAGAAAACAACTTTCTGGTCAAGTCAAATGAAATGCAGGAGAAAGCATTCGCGCTCGGGACGGTGGCGTTTATTCCCCGTGTAGTGGGAATGAAGGCCACGGAAGAAGGCCCTGTACCTGGTAGTGCTGACGGCATTGTGATGGATTATGTGACCGTGGAGCATATCTGGCCGCTAGCATGGCAGAACGGAATCATTACGGAGTGCGCCTTTGACAGCATCGTGACCGTCAACGGGGAGGATTATTGTTATCTCCAAATTCATCACAAGGTAGATGGATTATACGACATTGAGAATCGCATCTATCATTACCGCAATAACAATGTGGATGCAGAACTGGCCTTATCCGACGTCAAGGGATTTGAGTTAGTCCCTCCCGTGGTACATACCGGATCAGATCAGAGGCAGTTTGTTATTGATCGGCCTAATATAGCCAACAATTTTGACAATTCCCCGCTTGGAATTTCTGTCTATGCAAATGCCATCGATGTCCTTAAGGGCGTAGATGTGGCCTATGACAGCTATGTAAATGAGTTTGTCCTTGGGAAAAAGCGCATCATGGTCAAGCCGTCTGCAACCAAAGACCTCGACGGAGAGCCATTTTTTGACCCGGACGACTTGGCTTACTATGTACTCCCGGAGGATGTAAGCGACGGTGTGGTCATCACGCCCATCGACATGACACTCCGTACCCAGGAGCACAACACGGGCATCCAAGACCAACTGAATCTACTGTCCAGCAAGTGTGGCTTTGGAGAAAACCATTACCGCTTCGACCAGGGGAGCATTACCACAGCCACCCAGGTCATCAGTGAAAACAGCACAATGTTCCGTACCATCAAGAAGCATGAAATCATTTTGGAACAGGCCATTACAGAGCTGTGTCATATCATTCTTCGGCTCGGTAATGCAGCCATGAACGCCGGGTTGGACGAAGAAGCTAAAGTGACTATTGATTTTGATGATTCCATCATTGAGGACAAGACCACGGAACGAAATAATGACCGGCAGGACCTTGCGGCAGGCATTATGAACGACTGGGAGTACCGCATGAAGTGGTACAACGAGGACGAGGCCACGGCAAAGAAGATGCTGCCGAATATGGAGAATATGACGGACGAGGAGGAAGAAGAGATTGAATGAGGTATCCATTCACTCCAGAGCTTCTCGATGCCCTACCAGAAGAGCTGGCCGAACTGTACCGCAGTCTGGAAGCGACACTTCTTGAAGAGATATGTTCCCGCCTGAAAATTTCTGGTGAACTGAACGAGGTAACGGTGCAGGACATCCGGGCACTCCGCTCACACGGCATCGACCTGAAGGACATAGAAAAGGCCATCCAGCGCACCGCAAACATCAGCCAACGGGGCTTGAAAAAGCTTCTGGACGACGTTGTGGAGCGCAATCAGCAGTATTACCGGGATGTCATGGACCTTGCAGGTGTGACGGCCACGGAGACGCTGGTGAGCATTGAGGATATCTGGGCTATCTACGAGCAGACGCGGCAGACCTTCCGCAATCTGACCCGCTCTATGGGCTTCCTGGTTGACAACGGGCGAACGATGCTGGCTCCGGCGAGAGCCTACCAATGGGCGCTGGACAATGCCGAGATGCAGATCACAAGCGGGGCCATTTCTTACAATCAGGCCATCAAAAGCTCCGTCAAACAGCTTGCGGACAGCGGTATCAAGGTTGTGGATTACGAGAGCGGCCACCGTGACCATATCGACGTGGCAGCCCGCCGGGCGGTGATGACGGGGGTGTCTCAGCTTTGTGCCAAGTACACGGAGCAGAGTGCAGAGTATTTGGAAACTCCTTATTTTGAAGTGTCCGCCCACATCGGGGCACGAGATAAGGGTGTCGGCTGGCAAAACCACAAGGCATGGCAGGGCCGGGTGTACTCCGTAAGGACCGTAGACAAGTATCCGAGCATTTATGAGGTGTGCGGGCTTGGCTATGTGGACGGCTTGGAGGGTGCAAACTGCCGACATATCAGGACTGCCTTTGTGGATGGTGTGATGGAGCGA